ATCCATGCGATATGATCTCGTGAGGTTGGGTTTAGTTCTTTGAGTCGGACTGATTCGCACCCAGCATAGTAGCCTTGTGTTTTGTTATTTCTTTTAGGATTGAACGTCGAGCCTTGGACGAAAGGGTGCCTGTTTCGTAGTACTTCCTTAGTTTCTTCCAGCTCTTTTTGGAGAGTCGATGCAAGCTTCCATGCAGCTCTCTCATCAAAATACCATCCATGTTGCTCCTGTTCAGTAAGGATTTGTGCGACTTGGTGTTCTAGCGAGCACCAGTCAGGTAGGGGTGGAAATGTTTGCATAGTTTGGTGGTGACTACAACATCTTGAACACAATAGTCTTCCATCTCTTGTGACCAGTCCTTCCAATCTGTATCTTTACTGAAAGAACCTTTGTACTCATGAAGCCGATAACCGTAGGACTCTAAAGAGTGGCGTCCATATAGTTGAACTGGCATGTGTTTTGGTTGATTCTTTTTATCAAGTGCCAACATGTCTGGATGAAACAGTCTGCTGAGAATCAGTGTGTCTACAACATCAGGTGGCTTAAAGAATCCATAGAGTTTTTGAATGGCAGGTATATCAAAAGAGATGATGTTATGTCCAGCTATTCGATCTGCTTCCTCCAACATTGTAATACCACGGGTGATTGGCTCTTTAGTACCAACATCGTTGAATACATGTGTCTCGTCATTGTTTGTATCGTAGATTGCAAGGCAATGGATTGAGGTAAGATCATGTAAAAGACCGTTTGTTTCTAAATCAAAAATCAGCATCCTCACCTCTGTGTACACACAGCTGTTGATGGTCCATGAAATGTACAGTCTGTACAAAACAAAAGAAACCAACAATAAACAATGTTAACCAACAAAGCAGATCCTTACTTGTTGTTCCAAACATAAGTCTTATCTACAAACTTAGCTTTGGCTACCATCTCAGGTGTTGGAGGATTAGGTGGTTGTACTTTAGAAATCTGGTGTACCGAAGTCTGTTGTTGCGTTGAATTCCTTAGTTTCATTTTGCTCTGTAAATTTGCAAGTGTTTATGTCGTATGCCAGGCTGCAGGCGACGCCAGTTTCGCCTGAATATCTATTTTTGAGGACTCTAACAGTTGTATCAGAGTGTTGAGATCCACTCTGTTGATCTCTTTCGAGTCCGATAACAGCATCAGAAAGTTGTGCAATCGAGTGACTTCCTCTAAGTTGTCCAAGCGAAGTCCTCGCTCCCTCTTCATGTCCATGATCTCCTTGTGTACGTCGTAAATGTGACACAAGGAACAGGCTGATACCTGTACGCTCAACAAGTGAACGTAATCGTGTCATGGTGGTATCAATCATGCGTCGTTCTTCACCATCAAGTCCACTCAATAGAATGGATAAGTGGTCAAGAAAAACAATCTTACAATCCAAAGCACTGCTAAGATACTCAACACGATTGTAGATAACAGAAGGATCAAAGCTACCAAAGCCATCATAAAGATAAAGATCCCACTTACCTAAAGTATTTGCGTAGATCCCATCAAGTGTGGCTTGATCGTATTCACGCATGTGCAGTGGCTTACCTGATGCTACTGACATCAGACCTAAAGCTGTTCGCCTGTTTGATTCTTCAAGTGCCAAGTAACCAACCCGTTGGCCTGCTTGTAGAAATCCAGTCGCAAGCTGCCGACAGAACGTGGACTTTCCTCCACCTGTCGCTGCAGTAATCGTAACAAGCTCACCGTGTCTTGCACCATGCAGGATTCGGTTGAGTCCACTAAAAGGATACTCATAATCACAAGGGGGTTCGGGAGTAGTGACGAGATCACGTAGCGTTTTACCGTCTACAATCCCATCGGGTTGGTACTGTACGTGCTCGTAGTTACATACAGCTCTGATAGCTTCTGTATCTTCTGCCTGTAAAGCCTCTGAGGCGTCCTTGTAAGCCTCTAGAAAGCCGATGAAAGCCTTGCCAGGTGGTAACACACTGGCAGCCTCTTCAGCCGCCTTCTGGCCTGCCTCATCGTTATCAAAGAACAGAACAATCTTATCGTAGTAGTTTACCCATTCATAGTTGTTTTGAATGGCTTTCTTAGCAGCGGCTGCACCATTAGGGATACTAACGACATCCCAATTTGGTTGTGCTTCCCACACTGACAACGCATCCATCTCCCCTTCGGTGATGACAAGCTTCTTTGTCTTTGTGGTGGTCTTGTGTCGAAACAGTTGCATACCATACAACGTGTTGACCTTACCTTCGCACTTAAAGTCCTTACCTTTACCTCTTACCTTTGCTCCAACAAGCGTTCCACTGCTGTCGTAATAATAGAAACGTAGTTGTTCTCCATCTCTGTAACATTTGAACTTCTCACATGTTCGTTCAGAGATTCGACGCTTTTGCAGCCGTCCGGCTGATCCTCGTAGTTCAACATTGGTGCTCATTGTATGGTGGTTAACAGTGCCGTCACCGTGTACATAGTGGTGACAAACAAAACAAAAAGTGTGGCCATCAGAGTAGATACTGTTAGCATCAGATGAGCCACACTGTGGACAGGCTTCATGCCTTACGAACTCACTTTCTAAATCAACCACTTCAGAGGGATACTTGACCATGAAGTCCATTTGATTCCATGTTTATCGCACCACTGTGCGTATGTAGTTTTTGATTTCTTTGATATTGTATTGAAAGGTGCTTGAAAGACCATACGAAGATCAATGTCAGGGTTCTGTTTGATAACCTCTAAGATCTTCTTACGGTCCTTACTATCCCAGTACCCCTTTGTCTCCAGCCAAATACCATTTGGAAGACAGAAGTCTGGTGTGTAGTTGTGCTGGATGACGTAGGGAACTTTTACTGCTTCATATTTAAACTCAACAGAAAGCTCACCAAGCAGATCAGCAACTTGCTTTTCCAGCTTGGATCGATAAGCCATTATCCATCAAGCGCTGCCTTTACCTTCGCCTTCATCCGCTTGTACGCTTCAGATTGGTCTTTGTGATATTCAAGCCAGCCGTCAATAGCTTTGTAAAAACCCTGAATGATGTTGTCAGCACTGTCTTCGTAGTGACCTTCCAGCTCGACATCAGCAAGGATGTCAGCAAATTGATCAGCGTAGAACTTAACAGTTCCGTAAGGTTCAGTCATCAATGGCTTTCTCCACAATTTCTTCTACAATTTCAGATACAGCACGACGCATTTCATACTTAAAGTCAGAACGGTCTGCTTTGTATCGCGTGACTGTGATTTTGGGAAGCTCAACGGTGAGCGTCCCTTCATAGAGACCAAGTTCTTGGTTTTTAGTTACGTTGAATTCCAACATCAGAAATCAACCTCATCAAATACTTCTTCTTTTACTGTGACATTTGGATCACCAGATTTAAACCCGTTTGTCTTGCCAAACAGTTCAGCAACTTGAGCTTCATCCAGATCACCAGTGTCAACACCAGCTGACCCATTAACAGTAACAATCTGAATGCCTTGCAGCTTCAGTGAGGTACCGTATGTGACTCCATCCTTAAGGATGTAAGGCTTTTGATAGAATGCCAGCTTGACTTTAGATCCTGCATAAACAGGAGTGTTGGTGTCAGTGACGGGGGTGCCTTCTGTGTCTACCACAGGAGGTTTAGTCTCGTCATTCCAAGAGAACTTGACTTTGTACTTACCTTCAGCAACTTCCTCCCAAGGCTCAGGCTTAAGAGTAGATCGCTTTGGGTTCTTGAGTTTTGACTCAGCCCACTTAAGGGTTTCAGTACGATCAGCATCCAGTTTATCTACAATGTCGTCACCGACAATAGCAGACAATGAATACCCAAACTTGCTGGGTTTAAGTACAGCCTGATAACCTTCAAGAACAACAGGCTCAGGGGTGATAAAGGTGGTGCGTGCCATTAGCAAAAGAAATAAGTAGATTCAATCACTGATTCCGGTTCAAGGTCATCAATGATCGGTGGTTTGGTGGTTGCGCCGACTTGTTCGGCCCATTCGTTTAGATAGTCATGCTCCGCAAATAGGTGCATGTAAGTTTCACGTACGATTGCTGACAGAATAGACATGTCAGTAGCACGACATAAAACCGAATCGTGTATGAGGGCCAGCGGTGCGTTGAAGCGTAGCGCAGAAATGTGGAGTAAGCTTGCATCGAGAGAATGGATGAGGTTAGGTGCTGTTGCGTTCTTGTGGTGTAGAAGATCTACCTCAGAAGACTCTCCAACTGCAACTGATACTTTCTTGACACATCCTAGTAGTTTAAGCTGTAGCTTTTCTACTTGTGGTTTCATCAGTCGTTGCGTGACTGTGAAGCCTGATGGTGTAGTCCAGCTGATCTCTGTTGCACCAGCTTTAATAAGCTCAGCAACAGTAGACTCAATCCATTTCATGACAGCCATAGGACCAGGTACGACCTCATCCATCGCTTGTCTAACAGCAGACACAACTTTAGTTAGCGTGTCCTTGTCAACTTCAATGTTCTTCTCAGCCAGCGCTTCCTTGATGTAACCCCTGTTACTGAATGGTTTAGCATTATAGGGTACGGTCATGACTGTACGTTTCGTACACTTACGATCCCATACATCATGTAGACACTCAGGAATGTTAGGCTTACTAACCTCAGCAATTACTTTGTATGCGTCTTGTGGTCTGTCACTAGGTAAGACATTAACGAGCCTAGCTGTTGACGAATCTCTAGCAAGACCAGCCAGAATCTGCAAACCAGAACAGGTCGCATCAACAGCAATAGGCAGACCAGTGTGATGACGATCACACATAATGACACAAGCATAGTACTCCTCACAAGCAGCTAAGAATTGCCAAGGTTCATCTGCACACTCCCATTCATGAACGTACCCAATAGGATCAGTTGCAATCTTTGTAATTAGTTCGTGGTTGTCTTCTGTCCACTTGATACGTTCTTTGATGGGTGCTTT